ATCCGATGGACACACGCCACCCTGGGCCGGCCGCGATGGGCGTCGACGTCGGCTCCTGGCTCCACGTTGTCATCGGCTACAAGCCGGCCCCGGGCGTCGTCAAGGTCTGCTACGCCGGCCGGCACAAGGAATGGAACGAGCTCCGGGACCTGGGGATCCGCTTCAATGTCGATTGTTGCGTGATCGACATGGAGCCGGAACTACACAAAGCCCGGGAATTTCAGCGCGGCCAGGCCTTCCCGGTCTTCCTGTGCGACTACCAGGCCCATCAGCGAGGCGACGCCCGGTGGAACCTCGACGACCGGAGCGTCGTCATCAACCGGACGGAGGCCCTCGACCGGGTCCATACGGCCGCCACGACCTCGGGCCGCTTCATACTGCCGCGGCGCTCCCAGGAGCTCGAGCAGTACGTCCTGGAAATGTGCAACCTGGTCAAGGTCCTGGTCGAGAATAAGGACGGCTCGAAGGAGTATCAGTACAAACAGGTCGGCCCGGACCACTACCGGCACGCGACGGTTTACCTTCTGCTCGCCCTGGAGCGCGTTTCCGTCTATCAGCCGGCGGCCATGTTCGGCGACGCGGCCCATCGGGCGCCGGCCTTCGCGCAGACCGATTACGACCCGTTCGGATACGAGGCGCCTCGCGGCTACGGCGGCCAGGCGATCATCGACTACAACCCATTCGGACGATAGGAGGTCAAGGATCATGGGAAGTGTTGCAAGGACCATTTCGAAACCCTTCGAGTGGGTCGGCCACGCAGCCAGCAACGTGATCAGCAGTACGTTCGGCAGTGTCATGAAGGCCCTGTCACCCAAAATTCCAGATTTTCCGAAGAGTAGCCCATATTATATGCCGCCGGAGCCCCCGGCGGAACCCGCCGGCCCGGGGGCCTCGGCGAGCGAATCGAGCGAGGCGCAGAAGGAGCGCCTCCGGGTCCTCGCGGCGAAGGCCCGGAAAAAGACCAAGACCATGCTGACGGGAGCCCAGGGTCTCCAGGAGGCCGCCGGCGTAGTCAAGAAAAAGCTTTTAGGCGAATAAAAGGGGCGAAGTGATGCAAAACAGCGGCGAGGATATCGTCCGGAGATTCGAGAAGCTCGACGCCGATCGGGGGACCTACAAGGCCCATATCCAGGAGGTCGCGGAGTACATGATCCCGGTCAAGGCCACGGTCACGACCCAGGGAACCCTCGGCGCGAAACGGAGCTCCAGGATCTTCGACGGGACGGCCACGAAGGCCCTCCGGATCTTCGCCAACGGCCTCTATGGCCACATGACGAGCCCGGGGGCGCCCTGGTTCGAGCTCACGACGAAGGACAAGGCCCTGGCCCGGATGCCGGCCGTCAAGGCCTGGCTCCGCGATACCTCGCAGAGGATGCGCGACGCGCTGAGCGCCTCGAATTTCGGGATGGGGATCCACGAGGTCTATACCGATCTCGGGTGGTGCGGCACGGGAAACATCTTCGTCACGGAGGGGACCCGGCGGCCGCTCAACTTCGTGACGTTCAACATCGGCCGCGTCTGCCTGGACGAGAACGCCGAGGGCGTCGTCGACGCGGTCTATCGCCTCGAGCCCTACACGGTCAGGCAGATCATACAGACCTGGGGGAAGAGGGCCTCGAAGAAGATCCAGGATCAGGCCACGAAGAACCCGGATGAAAAGCACGACGTGATCCACGCGGTGTTTCCTCGCCAGGACGTCGAGCTATTCTACGACAAGCGGAGCAAGATCCGCCGGCTCAAGTGGGGCCGCGAAAACATGCCCATCGCCTCGGTCTACGTCGAGCGGGAATCGAAGAACGTCCTCGAGGTCGGCGGATATCTCGAGATGCCCTACATGACCCCGCGATGGCTCCGTGACTCCGAGGAGGTCTACGGCCGCTCTCCCGGCATGGACGCCCTGGCCGATGTCAAAATGCTCAACGAGATGAGCAAGACCGATATCAAGGCGATGCAGAAGATCGCGGATCCGCCGCTCCTGGTCCCGGACGAGATGAGACTTGCGCCTTTGCGCCTGACGCCCGGAGGGCTGAACTACTACAAGCCCGGGCCGGGGGAAGGCCCGCGGCCGCTATACGTCCCGGACCGGATCCAGGTCAATCTCGAGTACGAAAACCAACGGCGCCAGGCCATCAACGATTGTTTCTTCGTCGACCTGTTCACGCTCCTGGCCTCTCGCGACAAGAACATGACGGCAACGGAGGTCCTCGAGCTTGCTGAGGAGAAGCTCGCGCTCCTGGGGCCGGCCCTGGGGCGCCTCCAGGTCGAGCTCTACGATCCGCTCCTTTCGCGGGTCTTTTGGATTCTCTACCGCGCCGGCTATCTGCCGGAGGTCCCGGACGAACTCCGCGACCAGGGTATCGAGGTCGAATACATCAGCAAGCTTGCGATGGCGATGAGGGCCTTCGAAACGAAGGCGGCCCAGGGGGCGCTCACGTTCACCGGCTCGGTCGTCCAGGCGACCCAGGACCCGAGCGCCTGGGACGTCTACGACCTGGACAAGATCAACCGCGGCGTTGCGGAGCGCTACGGGACGCCCCAGGATTGGCTCCGGCCCGAGAGCGAGGTCCGGAAGATCCGCGAGCAACGCCAGGCGGCCGCGCAGAAGGCGGCCCAAGAGCAGGGAATGCGCGACATGGCGGCCGCGGTCCCGCTCGAAAAGAAAGTAGAGGATGGATCGATCCTTGACCAGATCATCCAGGGGCAAAAGGCCAATGCAGGAGCTCAATAGCTACGTCGACGCCCTCGCGCCGGCTCGCGGGATCCTGGTCGGGATCCTGGCGGCGGCCGTGATTTGGGCGCTGATCGCGTGGGCATGGTGGAACGGATGACGATGACCTTTCGAAGGATCTTCACCTATCTCGGGCAACTGCAAAAGGATCCCGACGTCCGGAAGAAGCAACTCCTCCAGGCCTACCGGGACACGTTCGCCGGCGACGCCGGAAAGCTCGTCCTGGACGACCTGGCGAATCAGTTTTGTTTCCTCGATCCCACTTATCGCGGCGACCGGGACGAGGCCCTTTTCCTCGAGGGCTCGCGAAACGTCGTCCTCTACATCCTCGGCATGGTCCAGGATGCGGAAAATAACATCATCAAGGAGGTCGTAAAGCATGAGTAACGGATCCGGCAATCCGGGCAATCCAGGCGGCGAAGGGCAGGGCGCCCAGGGCGGAGGAGCCCAGGGCGCAGCCCAGGGCGCGAATTGGCGGGAGATGATCCCGGCCGAGCTCGCCCAGGACCCGAGCCTCGCGAGCATCAAGGACTTTCCTTCACTCGTGAAGGGCTACATTTCCGCGCAGAGCATGATCGGGGCCGAGAAGATCGCTCTGCCGGCCGGGAAGAACGATACGCCGGAGTATTGGAGCCAGGTTTTCGACAAGCTCGGCCGGCCGAAAGATCCCGACGGCTACCAGGTCAAGCTCCCGGCCAAAGAGAAGATTCCGGAGGGGATCGAGATCAACGAGGAGCGCCTCAAGGGGTTCAAGACCCTGGCGCACGAGGTCGGGCTTCTTCCGGGCCAGGTCCAGAAGCTCATTGATTGGCACATGGGCGAGGTCCTCAAGGACTACCAGGGATTCACGGCGGGCGCCGAGAAGGCCTACGAGGCCGGCGTCGCGGCCATGCGCGAGCGGTTCGGGGCGAAGGCCGACGAGATGGTCGACGTCGCCAACCGCGTCCTCAAAACCTTCGGCGGCTCTCCGGAGGAGATTTCGCTGATCGCCGAGAAATACGGCAACGACCCGCTGATCACGGGGCTCCTGGCGCAGATCGGGGTTTCGATGCGCGAGAGCTCCCTGGTGCGCGGCGAGCGGCCGAGCTTCGATCTCAACGCCAACGACGCGAAGCTCCGCAAGCAGGACATTCTAAGCAACAAGCAAAACCCGCTCAACGAGGCGTACTTCAACAAGCGCCACCCGCGGCATGAGGAGGCCGTCAAGGAAGTGATGCGGCTCAACGAAGTTCTCTCGTCGGGCGGCTGATACGCCCCGGGGCGCCCGGGGGCCGATAACCAGGTTCCTACTCCTCCTTTCCTGGCCGGCCCCGGGCTCCCGCTCTCTCCCACATATCCGGGCAATCCTCCTCTCGGGGATCCGGGCCGCGTTGATGGTTGATGCGATCCGGTTTCGGGCAATCGCGAAAGAGAAATCTTGAACGGTTCAACGAGTAAAAACCAACCCCTTTCACAGAGGAGGATCATTCCATGAGCTTTGAAATCACGACCGCAATGGTTCAGCAGTACAACGACAACGTGGTCCTGTTGCAGCAGCAGAAGCCCTCTCGCCTTCGTCCCTGCGTCCGCGAGGAAGGCGTGCAGGGGGAATATGGATTCTTTGATCAGATCGACCAGACCGCCGCGCAGAAGCGGACTCAGCGCCACGGGGACACGCCGCTCATCTCGACGCCCCATGTTCGCCGGCGCGTCGCTCCGACTCCCTACGATTGGGCGGACCTGATCGACAACTTCGACCGGCCGACCCTCATCACCGACCCGACCTCAAAGTACGCGGTCAACGCGGTCGCGGCCATGAATCGGGCGATCGACGACGAGATCATCGCCGCGGCCCTGGCGACGGCCTACGGCGGACGGGACGGCACGTCGACCTATGCCTTCCCGACCTCGACCCACCAGATCGCCCACGGCTCGGCGAGCCTCACCATCGGGAAGCTCCTCCAGGCGAAGGAAATCCTCGACTCCTACGAGAACGACCCGGACGAGCCGCGGTTCCTCATCCTCAACGCGAAACAGGTCACGGCGCTCCTCCAGACGACGGAGATCAAATCCGCCGACTACAACACGGTGAAGGCCCTGGCCGCCGGCCAGATCGACACCTTCCTCGGGTTCAAATTCATTCGGACCGAGCGGCTCAAGAAGGTTTCGACGACCCGCTCTTGCCTGGCATGGAGCCAGAACTCGATCCTCCTGGGGATCGGGACAGACATCATCACCCGCGTTTCCGAGCGAGCCGACAAGAACTACGCGACGCAGGTTTACGTCGGGATGTTCATCGGCGCGACCCGGATGGACGAGAAGGGCGTCGTCGAGATCCAGGCGACCGAGACCTAATCAATCAACCCGGGGATCCTCCGGGATCCCCTTCACAGTAACACAGGAGGATTTTCAAGATGCCGAATGGAAGCAACTACGCGAAATACGCCTCTCCGACCATGAGGAACCTCCTCGGGGCCGAGTACGGCGGCAAGGTCCGCGCCTCCTACGACGAATTCACGTTCGCCGCCGAGGACGCGGGGACCCTTGTCAATATGGGCGTCCTCAAGAAGGGCGAGGTTTTCCTCGGCGCCTTTCTCAACGCGGCCGCCCTGGGGACCGGCGTCACGGTTCAGCTCGGCGACTCCGGGGATGATGACCGCTACATCGCGGCGAC